GGTTTAAAGAAGTGGATATTTCATTGGTGGACGCCAAAACAGAAAAGGAGCGGATAGAATACGCTCTTTCAGATAATGATCGTGTTGGATATTACGAAGAAGAAAAATTGGCCGAGCTAATTCAACCCCACATTGGGGAAATTAGTCTAGAAGATTTCAAAATTGATTTGGGTGAGCAGATTAACCTCAGGGAAGTTTATGAACGTTTCGGGCCGGAAATAAATAAAAAGGCAAATGAAATACCAAAGATAGATAATACGCCTGTTATTACTAAACAAGGTGATTTATTCACCCTCGGCAGACATCGACTTATGTGTGGGGACAGCACGAAAGTCGAGGATATGGCACGGCTCATGCAGGGAAAGAGAGCGGATGCGATAGTAACCGATCCTCCTTATGGAGTTAATTTTAAATATAATAGCTATAACGATAGTCTAGAAAATTGGTTAGAGTTAATGAATAAGGTAATCCCGATCATGCGGACATATGCCTCTTTTATCATTATGCCCTCCTGTGCCATAGGTCGACTTGAATGGTGGTATAAAAATTATCCCCCCAATTGGCTTATAGCTTGGTATAAGGGTTCACCAGGTCACAGAAGTTATATCGGCTTTAATGATTGGGAAGCACTCATTGTTTGGGGTAAACCACCAAAGAAAATGCATGATTTTTTTCAATACGGATCTTTAAATGATGAGAGATTTCCCTGTCCCAAACCCATTGGTTGGGCGGAGTGGTTATGTGAACGGGCTTCTATTAAAGGCGGATTAATTCTCGATCCCTTCCTGGGCTCAGGCACGACTCTTATTGCCTGCGAAAAAATAGGGCGTATTTGTTATGGAATGGAGATTGATCCCCTATATTGCGATATTATTATCAAGCGTTATGCTAATTATGTAGGAATACCAGAAGAAAAAATTAGACAAACAGTAGAAAGATTAGAGAGATAAATTAACGGATATTTATATTATGAATGACAATGATTATATAAAATATAATAAGAAAGAGAAGATGGCTAAAAAGAAAGTAACCAGAGAAAGACAAGCAAAACGGACAGCTAAAAAAAAGGCTGAATTTTTAATTGCTTTGGAGGAAAAGGCTGGAAACATCTCCAAAGCATGTAAAGCAATAAATATAGGGCGTATGACTTATTATGACTGGTTAGAATCCGATAAAGAATTTGCCAAAGCCGTAGAGGAAGTAAATGAAGCGCTAATTGATTGGGGGGAAGATGCGCTCAAGGCAAGAATGCAGGCGGGCGATACAACGGCAATTATTTTTTTCCTCAAAACCAAAGGTAAAAAGAGGGGATATGTGGAAAAACAAGAACTAGATCACAGCGGCCAAATGACTATAATTTTATCAGATGAGTTTTTGCCTATAGAAACCAAAAAGAAAAATGGTTAAAATAAACTTGAACTGCAAATTGAATCCGAAACATACGGAACTTTTTCAATCTACTGCACCAATTTTAGCTGTAAGGGGCGGTGCGAATGCGGGTAAAACTTACAGCTGCGCCGACAAACTCCTTCTGCAAGCACTTATTCAGAATGATAGACCGCTCAGGGCAGTTTGCGTAAGGAAAACAATGCCATCGTTAAAGAGAAGTATTCTAGAGATTTTATCGAAAAGAGCAGAAGAAGTTTTCGCTATACCGCTTGAAGTAAACATGAGTTTAAACCGTGCTAAATTCCTAAATCTTACTATAGATTTCCTGAGCCTCAATAATAAGGAAGACTACATCAAAGCAAAATCCATTACTGATATTGATTTTATTTGGGTGAATGAAATAACAGAATTAAGAGAATATGATTTTGACATTCTCAACATGAGGATTCGTGGTGGAAAGAGCCGATTTAGCCAGTTCATTTTTGATTTCAACCCGATAGGAAAAACCTCATGGGTCTTTAAACGATTTTATGAGACCAATAATGAAAACGGGTGTCATAAACTTCATTATACGGTTTTTGACAACCCTTGGGCTAAACCGGAAGAGATAGAAAAACTAAAAGCGTATAAAAAGCAAAACGAGAATCTCTATCGGATTTATTTTTTAGGCGAATGGGGTGAACTTGAAGGCGTGATCTTTGACTGGGACATTGTCGATCGGCCACCCTCAAATCCTGATGAGGTATTCTATGGGGGGGATTTCGGCTACTCCGTCAATCCTTCTGTTCTCGTTAGAATATACCGAAAGGCGGATGAATTTTGGCTTGAGGAAATGATTTATGAGGCGGGGCTAACTAATCAGGCGCTAGCTAGGAAATGTTTAGATTTAGGCGTCAGGCCGTCAGATGATACCTATTGGGATTCTGCAGAACCTAAATCTATTCAGGAACTCTGCGATGCAGGCCTTAACGCTAAGCCTGCAGAAAAAGGGCCGGATTCTGTACGAGCCGGTATAGACTATCTTCTAACAAAGAAAATACATATAATTGATGGCAGCGAGAATATCATCCGAGAACAGAAAAGCTATGTGTGGAAAAAAGATAAAGACGGACGTTACCTAGCTGAACCGATAAAAATTAATGATCACGCCATGAGTGCCATTAGATATGGGATATATACGCACTGCGCACATCGAGTAGAACCCCGAATTTGGAGATTGAGATGTATCTAAAATTTTGGAAGCGAAGGGAAAAAAAAGAGAGACATTCACTTGAATTATCAGCTAACATTCTCGGTGGCTCTAGAATAACTGCAGACCGTATCTCTCAATTCATTACGGCGTATAAAATATCTGATATTATTTATACGTGTATTTCAAGAATTCAGAAGGCCGCTGTCATGGTGCCTTGGTATCTCTATCAGCAAAAAGATGATGAAGTGCTGGAAATTCAGACGCCATCTCATCCTCTAGTGCGTTTTCTACAGAGGCCGGGCAAGCGGATGCCTTGGTCTAAATACATAGAAAGACATTTGGGTTATTTGCTTCTTACTGGGAATTCCTATCAACGGCCTATTGTCCCATCGAATAAAACGATGGTTGAATTTGAATTTCTTAGACCCGACCGGGTAACGCCAAAGATGTCTCCAGGCGGTAATATCCGTTATGAATACTGGCATAAAGGCCGTCTCTTTAATTTTGAAGAAGAGGAAATAATACATATATCGCTTTATAATCCTGAAGAGGACGAGGATCATTTGACCGGCCTTAGTCCCATAACGCCAATAATGAAAGGGATTGACATTTCTAATTATGCCAAAGAATGGATTTTCAGATTGCTGGAAAGCGGGGCGCTGCCACCCCTTATTTTGCGAACCAACACCAGTTTGAACGAAGAACAGAAAAAGTTTTTGAGAGAACAAATTAAAACAGATTATCTAGGGCCTTGGAAGGCGCTGGAACCCTTAATTTTAGAGGGTGGGCTTGATGTGGTAAAAGACATAGGCTTTTCACCGAAAGATTTAGAATTCAACCCTATATTGAAAACAGTTCTCCGTCAGGTGGCGAATGTCTATGGAATCCCCTCTGAACTGCTGGGGGATTCAGAAAACAAAACTTATTCAAACGTCAAAGAGGCTGAAAAATCGCTCTATTACAAAGCAACCCTTCCCCATCTCAGGACGCTGCGTGATGAGCTGAATTCGCGGCTTATTCCGAAATTCGATGATACTGGCGAAATTTTCTTTGATTACGACACTTCAGGTCTTGATGCACTTTCTGAGGATATGTCGGAAATATGGGAAAGGGCGATTAAGGCGGTAGAGCGTGGAATTATAACGAGGAATGAGGCTCGGGAAATGATGAAATATGGGCGTTCTGAAGAAAAGGGGGCAGACAAACTTACAGTATCCGCAATGTTTGTACCCCTTGAGGCAATCACCGGAAGCATAACAGATGAGGAGTAAGATGTTAGAATTAAGACTTAAAAGGTGGCTGCCCGTAACTACAGAGCGGATATTTATTACAAGAAGAGACATTGCGGCGACGATGAATCGTTATCTAGCGAAAGAAGAGCCTGGTGTCCAAAGGCTTTTACGTCCACTTTGGAAGCGGCAAAAGGAAATTTTTAATGAAGATACGTTAGAACAAATTATTAGAATTAGAAGTGTGCCTCAATGGTTAACGGACAAATGGTTTGAGATAGCGAATGAATGGATGGATGAGAAGATGATACCTGTATATGAAAAGACAATTAAGGCTGCAGGCACTTTGATTGAAAAACGGGTTAATGAAAGCAGAAAACAAGATTTCAATTTTAATATGGCGTCTGCTTCAGTCTTTAAATGGATGACTGAGCATGGAGGGGCGCTCATAAGGCAGCTGTCAACCAAACAGGCGGCCTCTATCAATGCTCTCCTCTCACACCAAACTTTTATGGGTATTACTAGCCCGGCTCTACTAGCGGAAAGGCTCTTGCCTCTTGTGGGGCTGCTTGACCGAGAGGCATTAGCTGTAGTACGTTATCAAAGTGAGCTAGAGGCTGCAGGGATTCCTGCTGAAACCGTTAGAGAAATGGTTGAAAAATACGCTGATTTTTTACATAAGAATCGAGCATTTCGTATAGCTCGAACTGAGCTTGCGAATGCTTATAATTACGGTCAATGGGAAGCGATAGATCAGGCGGTGCATGCGGGGCTTTTTCCTGGGGAAGTAGAAAAAGAATGGTTAACGGCGGGGGATGAAAACACTTGCTCTGAATGTGAAGACATGGATGGCGAAACAGCTAAACATGATGAGCCGTTTTCTAACGGATATATGGTTCCCCCGGCTCATGTGCAGTGCCGCTGCAGCGCCACTTATTCTGTAATTAGGAGTTAAGACATGGAAAAGAAAATTTTTGAATTTGAATTTAAGCAGCTAGGAGAGGAAGGCGAATTTGCGGGCTATCTCTCTACTTTCGGGAATGTAGATGGAGATGGTGATATAGTCGAACCCGGCGCATTTCGAAAGACTTTAGAGGAACAGAAAAACTTTCCTCTTTTGTGGTCTCATTCTGCAGCAAACCCGAATCTAGTTATAGGATCATTCCAAGGGGAAGAGGATGAAAAGGGACTTTTGATTAAGGGTGAATATTTTCTAGAGCTCGAGGGTGGACGTCAAGCTTATCAGTTGACAAAGAAATTGATTTCTAAAGGCATCAAAACCGGGCTTTCTATGGGTTATAAGGCTATCAAATACGATTTTGGCAAAGTAAATGGAACGTCGGTTCGACGCCTCAAAGAGGTAAGGCTCTATGAGGGGTCTATTACGCTTTTCCCGCTGAATGAGCAAGCTAGAGTTGAATTTATCAAACAGGAACAAATCGAGACTAAGCCTTATCCCAATTACCATTCTTGCCGTCTAAATGATCCGAAAAAATACATCAGGTTTCGACAAATGAAACGAGAACATAATGGAAAAGAATATATAGCCATAATAGGTTTTAAGAAAGGCGGGGGTTCAGAGGATCAAGCTTACCGTTACCATAAAGAAATTTGGACAGAAGCTGAGGCTAGGGAACATTGTAAAGATCATGATGGCGCATTCGAAGCCGCAGAAAAAGGCGTCGTAGAATGCGAATCTTGCAAAATGACACTCGACATTGAGCCGTCGGAAGGCACTCACGTGAACGAGCCGTCAATTTTTTCTCCAATCATCAAGGTATTGGAGGAGGGGCAAGCCGCCAGAGGGCACTTGCTTAAAAATGTTTTAAAAACCCTTGAAAAAATCTAAATGGAGGTAAAACTTTGGAAAAAGAAGAAAGACAAGAATTAGTAAATGAGGTTAAATCCGAGATCGTGAAAGAGACTAAAAGCGATATTGAGAAAATCGTAAAGCTCATTTACGATGAACGCAAAACCTATGAAGACATGCTTAAGGGTCGACTCTCAGAGGCTGATTTCAAAGCCTATCAAGAGAAGAGCCAGAAAGCAGAAGAAGAGTTGAGGAAGCAGATAGATGAAATTGAGGTGAAGATTAAATCGCTTGCTTTCACGGCAAGAGGAGAGAGCAAAGAAAAAAGCCCGGAAGCAAAAGTATTTGAAAAATTTTTGCGGAAGGGCACAGTAGGGCCTGAAGAATGGAAGCTGATGAGAATCTCTGAGGATGTAACTGGTGGATATATTGTGCCTATAGAATATCGAGATAGAATTATTGAGTTACTGCACGAGTTCTCACCCGTTCGGCAGATAGCCTCGGTTGAGACTATAGGAAGTTCGGGGGTAGAATTTCCCAAAGAGGGAACTGATACTGTAACTGCGGCCTGGGAAGATGAGACGCTCACTGCTGGAGATTACAAGTTCGCAATGGAAAAGCTAGAGCCGAAAGAGCTGCGGGTGTTGGTTACGCCGAAACGCACGCTCCTTGAAGATTCGATTTTCGATCTAGATGGCTATATCACAAGGAAAACTGCAGAGAGATTCGCTAAAAAGGAAGGGACGGCGTTCATTTCTGGAAACGGCGTCTCTAAACCAGAGGGGTTACTCGCTAATCCAGACGTTCAAAGCGTTGCTTCAGGAAATGCCTCTGCACTTACTGCAGATGGACTGATTAAGCTTGTTTATGACCTACCAGACTATTACGCCAGAAACGGCAAGTTCCTGATGAATCGCTCTACGGTGCTGGCTGTTCGGCTGTTCAAGGACGGTCAGGGTCAATACATCTGGCAACCTGGACTTCAAGCGGGGCAGCCCTCTACGCTTTTGGGTTATCCTGTTATAGAGGCTGTTGATATGCCGGACGTAGAAGCTGGTTCATACCCCATCATTTTTGGGGATTTCAAGGCAGCCTATCTGATCGTTGATCGTTATGACATTGTGCTCCAGCGTTTGCTAGAAGTTTATGCGACTCAGGGGCTCGTGGGGTTCTTGTTCTGGAAGCGTGTAGATGCTCAGGTGATCCTTGCTGAAGCTATCCGAAAACAAGTTGTTTCCTTAACGTAAGAGGGTAAAAATGTCATATCAACCGAAAAACTATCAGGAACAGGGCGGAGAAAAGACTGTCATTGGTGGTGAGCTAAATATTAAAAGCACCGGCAAAATAAAATCAGATGGTGAGATAGAAGTAAATGGTGAGTTGAATATTGAAAGTACCGGAACGCTTACTTCAGATGGTGAGATAGTAGTAAATGGTGAGCTAAATATTGGAGAAGAGGGAACGATTACAGCAGATGGTGAGATCGTAATTAATAATGAACTGAATATTGGAAGTACCGGTAAGATTACAGCAAATGGAACACAAGCCGATCATATTGCAGATGCAAAAGTGGATTATGAAGAAGGAGACCTTGACACAGAAGCTGAAATTATCGCCGCCTTCAACTCCACTAATACCACCATCAATGCTATCTTGGCCGCACTGGAAGGCGTAGGGATTCTGAAAACTTCTTAAAGGAGGTAAATCATGAGAGATCTATATAACGATTTTAAGGCTGAATTAGGCATGGCGGCAGCGGCTAAAGCAAAGGCTAGCTCACCCTTTGCCGGAGAGGTTATAGACCTTAAAGGCTACGAGGGCTTGCGTTTTGACTGTATAGCTGGAGCGCTGGGTAATGAAATAAACACGTATACTTTTAGTCTCACCGAATGCGATACTTCAAACGGAACTTTTACTGACGTTAACTCTGGAGATATTCTCGGCACATATCCTGTATTTACGAAAAGTGCAAGTGTCGATAATTCAAACACCGTTAAATCCTTCGGCTATATTGGGAAAAAACGCTATGTCAAGTTGAGTTTGGTAGTAGCTGGTAGTGGAAACGGAAACGGAGTAGTAGGGGCTGTGGCCGTGAAAGGCCGACCTCGTCATGCGCCAGCTGTCTAAAGCTCGCTAAAACCCATTGAAAATCAGGGGAGGGGGGAGCTTTACCCCCCCCTCATTCTCTCTAAGGAGATCCGCATGAAAATCAGAATGTTAGTGACAAAAAAGGGTAGTCCAGATGGTATTCATATTTTTGAATATCACGCGGGCCAAAAATATGATGTTTCTCCTCATCTGGCTAATATTTTCCTTAACGCAGGCTGGGCTGAGGAGGATAAAGTCGTAGAGCCAGAAACAAAGATGGAATCCGAATTTACCCAAACATTTGAACAGGCTCAAATAAAGAAAACTAAAGGAAAAAGAAAAAGAAAATGAGGCTAAAACTTACGACTGCTCCAGCAATAGAACCCGTAACGCTGGAGGAAGCTAAAAGTCATCTCCGGGTTGATACGGATGATGATAATGCCTTGATCTCTACTCTCATTACTACGGCTCGAGAGATGGTAGAGAAGGAGACTGAAAGGGCGTTAATTACTCAAATTTGGCAGATGTATTTAGACGAAGCACCCCGTATTATCGAGATTCCCAAACCTCCGCTCCAGATGATAGATTCTATTTTCATAGTCGATGAAAATGGGGCTGAAAAAGAAGTCGATAAAGAATCTTACATAGTGGATGCGTCTGGGAATTTACCAGGAAGAGTAAAACTTAAAGACGGATATTCTTGGCCATCTCATCCTGGGTTTGCTTCTTTCGTTGTCGAATTTACCGCTGGATATGGAGATGAAGCAATAGATGTACCAGCCACAATAAGACAGGCGATACTCCAGCTCGTAGGGTTCTTATATGAAAATCGAGGATCAGAAGAAATTCCTCCTGGGGTTAAAGCAATGCTCAGAAGTTACAAAATTATAAGGTTATGACGCCATGAATATCAAAATTATCAGAGGTGATGATAAGCTAATTGAACTCAGGTTTTCTAAGGATAATATGCCACTGGATATAACTGGCTGGAAGATTTATTTTACTATGAAAAAATCTAAAGCCGATCCCGACGAAAAGGCCATTTTAGCGAAAGACATTACAGAACACTCTGATCCGCAAAATGGAATAACACAATTATTTTTGACAAACGTAGAGACGGCCGAATTTAAAAGAGGTGATTATTTTTATGATATTCAGGCTAAAGATAATGAAGGTTATATCATAACTGTCCTTAAGGGGAAAATCATTGTCGATTCTGATATAACGAGAAGAACCACATGACAAACAATGTAGAAGTTATTTTAATTGAAAAAGAGCTTGCCAAGGTTAACATTATAAGTCCTGGCGAAAAAGGGCCTATTGGACCGCAAGGACCTAAGGGAGATCAGGGGGATGTTGGACCTCCTGGGCCTCAAGGCCCTCCAGGAGAGATGGGACCTCAAGGACCCCAGGGCCCCAAAGGAGAAACAGGCCCTCAAGGGCCTCCTGGAGAGACGGGGCCTCAAGGGCCTCCTGGGCCTCAGGGACCCCCAGGACCTCAGGGAGAAAAAGGAGAGACAGGACCCCAAGGCCCCCCGGGACCTCAAGGGGAACAGGGACCCCCGGGACCCCAAGGACCCCCAGGAGAACAAGGACCCCCGGGACCACAGGGGGAAAGGGGGGAACAAGGACCTCAGGGACCCCCGGGACCTCAAGGGGAACAGGGACCTCAAGGGGAGCAGGGACCCCCGGGACCCCAGGGGGAAAAGGGGGAACAGGGACCTCAAGGCCCCCCAGGACCTCAGGGAGAACAAGGACCCCCGGGACCCCAAGGTGAGAAAGGAGAGACGGGACCCCAGGGACCCCCAGGGCCCCAGGGGGAACAAGGACCTCCAGGACAACAGGGACCTCAAGGAGAACAAGGACCCCCGGGACCCCAAGGACCCCAGGGAGAACAGGGACCACAGGGACCACAGGGACCCCCAGGGGAACAGGGACCCCAAGGAGAACAGGGGCCTCAGGGACCCCCAGGCCAAGGCGTGCCTACGGGTGGTATGACGGGGCAGGTTCTAGCCAAAGCTAGTGACGAAGATTACGACACTGAATGGATCGATGTAGGCAGCGGTTCTACTCCTA